ACGCGTAAAAAGTTATCATGACCACGGCTACCGTAAATCTGATCAAACTTCGCATCGAGAGTATCAATGAGCTCGAATGTGCGCCCACCCATATCGACAACGCGCATATTCGATACGCGGATTAACTGCCCCTGTGTAATGCTGTTTCTCAGGAAATGACGAACAACCGTTTCTGTTTCGCCAGGCGCGATCCCTTCGAGCTGAATATTCCCGATCTCTACCCAGCGAGAAACGAGATCAAAGCAGTATGAATCAGCGTCGCCGATCAGCTTAATGCGGGTTGGGTTGTTATAGCCGTAACGCTCTGAGCCTAATCCTACAAAACGGAACGTCGCTATCTGATCTGTAACGGCTGGCATGGACGACATAACAAACTCGCCTGCCGGGAGCTGCACGCCAACTTTTTGTAGAATGTTCCCGCTATTAAGTGACCAGTTAAACATAGCCTGAACCGCATCGATGCAATCTGTTGCACCATCTGGAACTGCGCCAAACATCGTAATTTCTGCTTTTGTCAGATCGATATAGCGTCGCCAGTGGAAATCATCATTAACAGCTTGTGTTATGCCGCCGTCCGATGTTGCTGAACCGGCTACAGCGATAAACATCCCGCCGCCGTACCCGGTTCCGGAATTGTATTCCCGTAAAAATGCGAGGTGTCCGGCCTCAGCCGGTACAAGATCCGCAAGATCGGCGAATGTGTCTGCGTTAAGTGGCTGATGAGAAGTCGCGATAGTCATCTGTGAAAGCGTCACAAAGTCGTTATCCTCTACGGCGTCAGCGCCCGCGACATTCCCTTTAAACGTCACATCGGCGTTATCGATATCGATGGTATCGAGGATCGCGGCAAAGTCGTTTGTGTTGCCGAGCTTGTCGGCTTCTGTCTCTGCGCGATCAGCTTCCGAGGTAGCTCGGTCGGCTTGTTCCTGTGCGGTTTGCGCGTTATCTAATGTCTGCTGAATAGAGTCTGTTGCTGTCTGTGCATCTTGCGCGGCGCTACTGGCGCTATCCGCTGCGTTCGATTCGCTGGTTGCGGCATTACTGGCGCTGGTGGCTGCTGCATCGGCGGAATTAGCGGCGGCGGCGGCTGAATCTGCCGCGTTAGATTCACTTGCGGCGGCGGCGGTCGCATTGTCTGCAACGCTTTGCTCGCTCGCTGCTGCGGCGGTTACTGAGCTTGCCGCGTTAGATTCGCTGGTTGCGGAATTCTGCTCGCTGGTGGCGGCGGCGCTGGCGCTATCTGCTGCGTCTGATGCCGATAGTGCGGCGGCGGCTACGCTGTCGCCAATCTGAGATAACGAATCTGCGGCCTGTGAAGCGCTATCAGCGGCGTTTGCTTCGCTGGTGGCTGCATTGGTCGCGCTCTCTGCCGCTGCGCTCTCTGAGGCGCTGGCAGCGTCTGCGGATTCTTTAACAGATGTTTCGGCAGCCTCCATGCGATCAGCGATTTGGTTTGCTGCGTCCAGATTGGTCGCATCGATGCCGCGCGAGACTTCTCCCCAGCTCGGGCCAGTAAAAACCGAACCATCTGGCAAGGTGATCGTGATTTCATCGTTCGACGAGAAAACCTGTTGCCAATTATCCTTATCAGAATTCAAACCACGGATCGCGCGAGTCGTCTGGTAAATGAGCTGCATTGGAATAGATACCATTTCACCAGCCGGAACCGCGCTATAACTGACGCCCTCAGTTGTTGGCCCTTCGAACTCGTCCACCAGCGTTAACGAGGTGTCGCTTTCTACGGAGATAATCGGGTAAGTGTAAGTCGTTCCGCCAATCACAAATAAAACGAAATCTCCAGAATTGAGATCCGTTAAAAACGTGGTGTCAGTGCCTGTAACAGACACTGAGCCATTAGTTACAGACAAAGTACCTACTGACATTAAATTTCCTCTAATTTTGGGTATAAAAAAACCCGCCGAAGCGGGTTTGAATTAGTGATTACTGGTTAAGCCCAGATAACAGCCTCATCAGCCTGGTAAACAAAGATGTTCCCCGAAAACGACGCCATAAACGCACCGCCACGGCTTACCCAACGAACGCCGAGCGTTTGAATCTCTGCCTCGGTTGCTGGAACTGAAACCGTAATCTCTTGCGATTGGCTGCGATCATTTGTCGTATCGATATTTCCGGTATCAAACGAAAAAACTACCTGACCAGCCTCATTAACCAGCTCGATTACATTGCGTTGTGACTGGTTAAACACTACTGGCTGAGAGAAAGTTAAACGGCGGGAAAAATCAGCGCCGGGGAACGAACAGATCGGATAGATCTCGCCCTGCTGAATAGCGTTAGGGTTATTGGTTGCGCCGATAGTAAAGCCCTGAACAGAATCGGAACCGATAAAAGAATTTGGCATGTTATGCCCTCCGTATTAAAAGACCGAAAAGCGGTCGGTTTTGACTACCCCCATGTAACCGAACTTGTTGCTCGGAAAACGAGGATGTTTCCATTAAATACCGCCTGGAACGCGCCCCCTCGACTGGTCCAGCGAACACCGAGAGATTGTGTTGCGTCGTAGCTCGATGCCGGGATATCGACAGTAATAACCATTGATTGAGAGCGGTCATTTGTTGTATCGATATTTCCGGTATCAAACGAGAACACGACTCCGCCTTGCTCGTTCACGAGTTGAATAACGTTGCGTTGTGACTGATTGAAAGTTACAGGCTGAGTAAATGTTGCACGCCGTACAAACGGAGCGCCGGGGAAGTGAGCAACGGGATAAATCTGGTTCTGATTAATGGCGTTCGGATCGTTTGTCACGCCGATTGAAAAGTTGTTTATAGCCTCAGAACCAATCATCAGATCGCCCTGAATGTTTTCCGCTCGCAAGCTCTCAACAGTACAGGTCTGATCGATTACAACGTTCGACATGTGTCCGGTAGTAGCCTGGACGTTTCCGCGAACTGTAACGTTCGAGAACTCAGCGCCGCCATTCTTGTTAATGCTCCAGCCAGTAGAGCCCGAAACATAATTATCAGACTGGATAAATTGGCCGATTTTGGCGTTCGTAATCGATGCATCCTGAATGAATGCGTCGTTAATGAAGGTCTGACCATTTACGACGCTAAACGCGAGCTGATAGTTACCAGGCTGATTACCAGAATAGATCCCGAACTGGTCAGCATTGAACACGACGCTCGATTTATAGCTGCCGGTGCTATCTGGCTCGATACCGATTGCCATTCCGCCTGAGAAGAATTGTCCTCCGCGCGTTACGCCAACCTCTAAACTAAACGTCGCTGAGGCGGTCCCATCATCAGTAACATTCGCCGTTAACTTCTCATCGAGAAGCGCGGCAACATCGCCGATTTGAGCGGTGAGCTGAGTTTCAAGCTGTGATAGTGCTTCCTCCTGGTTGGCTACGGTGGTGCTAACCGTCAGGATTTCAGCTTTAACCTCGCCATATTGTGCGTATTGGCGATTAACCGTGGCGTTGTTGGCGAGTGCGTTCTCAAGAATTGCAGCGGCATTATCTGCGAGATTACGGCTTATCTCCTGAAATGCCGTTGTGTTCCTGATCCCGTTGTCGATTGCGTCCTGTATTCCCGGAATATCGGTAGACGGTGCGCCGCGAATCCAGTCTGTATAGCCTGACTCGTTGCCTGTTTTGTCCACGAGTTGCGCACGGAACCAAAACACCTGACCAACCCTAAGCCCCATCATGTGATAAATATGGCTCGGATAAGCAATATCAGAAAGCAATTGCGGGTTAGCGCCGTCTGCACTGGTGCTGTACTGAATTTCAGTTTTTAACGTGTCGTCGGTATTAGCCGGAAAGCTCCAGTTTAAATCGATGCCGAAAACGATATCAGTCGAAGCGGTAAAGCCGAGAGGTTTCGGCGGATTGCCTACTTTGCCAGTTAACTCGACCTCTTCTGAATATCCCCAGCCCGAGGAAATTTCGGCGGCGTTGATAGCTCGAATTCGAGCTCTGTATCTACCCGTGTAGATTGCCGGAACCTCGAAGGAAGTGGTCGAGGTGCGCGGAACGTTAATCCAGTTTCCGGAATTTCGCCGCCATTGGGCCTCATATGCAATCGCGTTATCTGTTGAATCCCACTGAACGCGCATTGTTTGCAGGCTGATCCCCTGATTAACAACGCTATATTCGTCGATCACAATGTTTTGTGGTGCGTTCTGACTGCCGGGCGGGATAACGCTTATTGGCCTGTCCACGATTTGAGCGCCGTTATCAATCGCCTGATATTTGCTCGGGTCGTGTGCGGCTGCGGTGATTTGAAAATTGCCGTCATCGTCAATTGTCACGATGGTTACGCGGTATTGTTGAGCCAATACCTCGGACGATTCAACGATCCAGACGGATTCCGCCTCGGGCGTTTCATCGAATGCCGCCGTTACCGTAACGACATTATCGTTAATCGCTGCAATGGTCCGGGCCTGAGCTGCGCCGCTCGGTAAATTAACCTGAATGCGGTCCCCTTCTGCCGCGTCCGGCTTCCTGTCGAGCGTAATATTTCGCCCCTCGACTGAGCTAATTCGCCCGCCTGCCACGCGTCCGGATAAGTTTTCGTCAGCAATCGCGATGATATAGCCGGGTAAGGGAATATCACCATCGAGCCCCACAGTAAAACTAACGATTCGGTCCCGGCTATTGGTGAGAATTCCCCAACGTCCGCGCCTGTCTGCTTCA